TACCATGAGCAGGACACATCTTGCACTCAAACCAGCTTGGATCAGTGCTGATAGGTGGTGGCAATCGGTCAGTCAGCGCTAGCCGTTGACCTTTCTCAATTGCCTTCACTGCATGATCACGGTCATACTCTAGGCGCTCGGTGTAAATTCGGTCATCGTCTTTGCAGACGGCAACGTACAAGGCACGTTTCAGTTCGGTGCCGTGCATATAAACCTGACACTGCGTGTAATGCTGGGGCTTACTCTTTGCCACGCCGTTCTTCTCTAAGTCGTTGAATGACTTGAGACTGTGGGTTTTGAATTCCAGTACGTGCTCAGTCTTTGTTGCACCGGGTACACCTTTACCAATGCCGTCCAAGCTGCCCGATACGTGACTGCCAAAGTCCACCCGGCGCTGGGTTCCTGACACGCTCATGCCAATGGCGCGAAGGTCACTGATGATGGTGGCCTCTTCATTAAAGCCGCGCCTAAACAGTCGCAAGATCCTGCCTTGGAATTTCTCAACCACCGCCCAGCGGAATGACAGCCACAACCAGCGTTCGCAATGGTGGCCCAAAGTGCTGCAACCCATATGAGCTCGGGGCTTCTCAGTCCTTGATTGATGGGCTTGGTCAATTAAGGAAGTTATGGTAATCTCTGGCTCTGGAATATTCATGTTGGTGGTTCCTGTTGTATGTTGCTATCTTGACCCCGCCGTTAAAAGCGGGGTCTTTTTTTGCTTACTTCTTAATCCAAGGTGGAGCAGACTTGGCAGCAGGCGCACCAGCAGCAGGCCCAACAGGCTTAAATGGAACTACACCAGCCGGGGCTATGCCACCAAGGGCTTTGTAACCCTTTATCTCATTCCCCGCGTACTCGCCCGTTTTGACCACCAACTTGATGCCTAAGTTGCCACCAATCAACTGGTCGGTGTCAGTTACCTTAGCAAGGCCAATGGCTCGCATGATCTCGCCAAGTTGCTGGCGTCCAATCTCCTCGGCCTTGGTGCTGGCATTCTTGATGTTCAGGTTGCCAAACACCACCCGGCCTTGGTGGGTAGGCCCGGTGATGGTGTACTTGCAGGCAATGTATTTGCCGTCACCAGCCTTCGTGACTTTCACCTCAGCACCAGTGATAGTGGCGTTGTACCAACCATCCGGCAGTGGTTCAAAGTTGGAGGTGCCTTGCGGCAGTGTGTCAAGGTTAAATTCTTCGTTGAGGAAAGCCATGATTAGTCCTTAGTAATTGTGAAAGTGGGGCGTCCAGGGGTGGACGTAATAGCACCAAGCAGGGGCTGAGTCACGGCGTCCGCCGCAGCACCCCAAGCCTTTGCATTGATTTCAGGCTTCCAGCGAAACAAGCTTGAAAGATGTTCAGACAATCCGGCTTCAGCCGCTAGCATTTGCAACTTGTCAGCATCAATCTTCTTGTTGATACGGCCTTCCATCTTGATGATGTAGCCGTCAACCTCACGCTTAAGAGTGCCGTCCAAATCTTTGGGGATAGAGAAATCAGCGACCATCTGGTCTTCTAGTTCCCGGCGCTCAGCCACCGCAGTAGCCTCTAGTTTCTTGGCGTCAAGCCAGCGTTGATATAGGGTGGTCATGGTTGCTCCTGACATTCTTTAACATACTTGGTAAGGGAGGCAAGGGCATAACCAGCTTCTTTGACGTATTTTGCAAACTGATCAATTTGAGCGTCATCCATTTGGTGGATTGCCATGTCTTTCATGTGTTCAACATTAGCAACCAGTTCGCCTGTCCACAAGGCAATTAGTCCGACTGAAGGCTTACTCATGCCACACCCCCAATTTTGTTGATAATCTCACCCAGATCAGGTGCTTCCCAGCCACCCAGCTTGCCGCTACGATCCTTAGCAAGCCACAGGCCGTCGCTGTCGCACATCAAGGCACGTTGAGTACCTCCCTCGGCATCCTTCTCAACCCGCAGCGCCAGCACTTCATCAAAGAAGTAAGGCAGCGCCTGCCCGGTCTTGTTACCCGGCATGGAAGGCGAGTACAGCACACGCCCCATTTCATCTTGGGTCTTTTCCAACTTTGCAGTCATCAGGACATGACGTCCGGGCAGGTCACGGAAAGCGCGGATGATGTCGGCCATTTGCTCTTGCATACTGCCGTAGGCTGCGCGGGGGTCTTTGTTGATTTTCTTCTCGGTGTTCAGACAAACTTCAGCAATCTCTGAGATGCTGTCCAAAGCCACCGACTTGTAATCAGACTCCAACACCCAGCTGTAAGCCTCACGTAAGTCTTCCATTGAGGTAATCTCAATGTAAGGCAAGTCAGCATCTTGGATGGACAGCAAACCACCCTCAGCTGACAGAACCACTGGGTGTGGTAATGTCTTGATCAAGCTGGTCTTACCAGCACCCGCTTGCCCGTAGACAAGCAACTTAACACCGTTGGCTGCAAGGCCGCTAGTGCGTTTCAACGAAATAGCCATGTTGGCTCTCCTTCAGTTTGCGTTACCGTCTGGACTCAGTTCGTAACGTGGTTGCATTGTAGCATGGGTTCATGTTACAGTGTCAACAACTTTTTAACAAAAGATTGAAAAATAAATGGCAGACCTATCAAACATCCTTGGCGGCCCTTGGTCACCACCCCCTCAAAAGCACGTTGATGCACCTGACATCCAGCTAAAAGATGCCATGTTGGCCGCAGGGCTGAAGCCACCAGATGTGATCTCTTTGGATGGCAAGTTGCATCGTTTTAACAGTGGCACCAAGGGAGAAAAAGGCCATGACAAGCCGGGTTGGTATGTTGCCTTCAGTGATGGTGTACCAGCTGGGCGCTTTGGCTGCTGGCGCTTGGGCTTTGAATCAAGTTGGAAGGCAGACATCGGTCGCAGTCTGACACCAGTAGAGGAAATGGCACAGTCTCGGCGCTTGGCAGAGGCCAAGACCCAGCGTGACGCAGAGCAGAAAAAGACCAGAGAAGTTGCCGCCAATACCGTGGATCTAATCTGGTCGCAGGCAGGAGCAGCAAGCCCTGAGCATCCATACTTGCAGCGCAAAGGCATTAAGACGCATGGCGCAAGGATTACAGGCGACGGCAGGCTGATGGTGCCACTTTACTCAGTAGACGGAGAACTCTCTAGCATCCAGTACATTGACCATGTTGGTGGAAAGTTGTATCACCCTGGTGGCCAGACCGGCTCAATGTTTTGGATGCTTGGAAGCATGGATGACGCGACCACTCTCTACATTGCTGAGGGCTTTGCCACTGCTGCCACCATAGCCGAGGTAACAGGCCAACCCTGCGCGGTGGCGTACAGCGCGTCCAACCTTGTGCCGGTGACGGGGATCTTGAAGGAAGGCCATCCAACGCTAGACATTTGCATCGTCGCTGACCATGACGCTAGTGGAGTTGGGCAGCGCTACGCTGAGCAGGCTAGCGCAAAGTATGGGGTACGCATGACAACACCGCCAGTGCTAGGAGATGCCAATGATTACGTTCAAGCAGGGCATGACTTAGCTCTGCTTTTAAAGCCCGTTGTAGCAACTGACTACCTTATTCATGCAGATAGCTTTTCAGAGCAGCCTGCACCCATTGCATGGCTTGTGAAGCATTGGATACAGGACAAGGCTTTGGTGATGGTGCATGGTCCAAGCGGTGGCGGTAAGACATTCGTGACGCTGGACTGGATGCTGCACATTGCTAGTGGAAAGACTGAATGGTTTGGTCACAAGGTCAGACCAGGCAACATGGTGTACTTGGCCGGTGAAGGGCATCACGGACTGCGAAGTCGGATAGCAGCATGGAAGCATCACAACAACGTCAGCAACTTGAATATGTGGGTTAGCAAGTCGGGTGTAGACCTCAACACCGCTGAGGGGTACTTGAAGGTTGTGGAAGCCATACGAGCTCTCAAGATCAAGCCTGATGTGATCACGGTGGACACCCTGCACCGATTCATGGCCGGTGATGAGAATAGCGCACAGGATGCCAAGACTATGCTAGACGCCTGCGCTGCACTTATGCAAGAGTTTGGCTGCACCGTCATACTAGTTCACCACACAGGCGTATCTGAGG